ACATAGTTCTGTGTAGCTGCATCCTGTGCTGCAGTAGGATCACCTAGTCCAGTGATCTTGTTTGTACCCATAGCAATAGCACCAGTCATCGTACCACCTGCTAGTGGGAGCTTGGTTGCTATGCTTGTTGTAATAGTTGTGGAGAAGTTAGGGTCATCACCTAGAGCAGCAGCTAGTTCATTTAATGTGTCTAGTGTACCTGGGGCTGAGTCTACAAGGTTAGCAATGCTTGTGTCTACGTAGCCTTTGGTTGCTGCGTCATTTGTATTAGTCGGTGATGTAAGGTTAGTGATGGTAGCTGTAGTACCAGCATTCATGTTCAACGTACCGTCAATAGTAACGTTGTTGAAGCTAGATGAACCACTTGATGTGATGTTACCTGTTACATCACCTGTCAGATCACCAGTTACGTTACCTGTAAGGTTACCTGTAACGTTTCCTGTGACTGGACCTACAAGACTAGTTCCTGTAATCGTAGTGCCTGTGATAGCTGCCGCTGTTGTTGCACCAATAATAGTGTTATCAATATTACCACCATTAACATCAACAGTCGCCAAGGTAGCTTGTCCAGATGTCGAAACAGTAGTAAAGCTACCTGCAGCAGGAGTAGTAGCACCAATAATACCATCTAGATTACCTGTTACATTTCCTGTTACGTTACCAGTAACATTTCCTGTGACATTACCTGTAACATTACCAATCACTGCACCAGTTAAAGTACCTTGAAAGCCACCAGTTGCAATCATCGCACCTGAAGAGTTTACTGTAGTAAACGTACCTGCAGCAGGTGTGCTACCACCAATAGTGGTATTATCCATTGCACCTGAGTTAATGTCAGCAGATGTAATAGTAGCTGTACCTGTTAAGGTAGATGTACCTGTGACTGCCAGAGTGCCTGATGCTGTAATATTAGTGAAGTCACCTGTAGAAGCTGATGTACCACCAATGGCTACACCATCAATGGTTCCCCCATCAATGTCTACTGTTGTAGCTGTAACTGATGTAAATGTACCTGCAGCAGGAGTAGTACCACCAATTACAGTATCATCAATAGTACCGCCTGTAATAACTACAGAGTCAATGTAGCCAATACCATCAATGTATAGGTCTTTAAACTCAGCACCCGATGCACCAAGGTCAACGTCATCGTCTGTTACAGGTTTAAGTACCCCGTCTTCTAGTCGAATCTGTTCTACTGCAGCAGAAGATACTTCATTGTAAAAACTAATTCTGTTATTAGCTGTGTCAATCACAACTTTGTTTAATGCGTCAGTGTCAGCAATTAAAGGTACGTAAGCACCTTCAGTAGAGCTACCATCGTGTTTGTGACCGCCTGAGAAAGCAAACGCATCACGGATAGCGTTGTACTCTGCGTTTACTGGTGCAGCTTTAATAACCGCATTAGCGATAATGTCTGCTACCGACTGTCTGCTATAACCTGCCATTTTATAACCTGTCTCCTACTCCAAATGTAATCACTAGACCCTGAATACTGTGTGATGCATTGGAATCATTAGTTACGAATTTAAATGATGCTGACTTACCTGAACCTGAAATGTTAGTACGTTTAACTGGGGCAGGGTTACCATCAAAGATTGCGGTGCTATTATATAGTGCTTCATTATAGTAAGCTGCAGCACCCTCTGTGCTTAATGTAAAGTTTGTTGGACTTAGTGTGTCTACATCTTCGTAGTCATACAAAACAGACATAACGATCTCGTTGTTACCTTCAGCACGTAGATATGTAGCTACAGTGTAGAACACCTTGCGTTGCTCTGGGTCTTGCATATGAAAAAACGGTGTCTGGAATACACTAAAGATGTCTGTGCCATCAAAGTCATTACCTTGTTCTTGTCTATGCACTTTACCGTTTGCATCACCATGTATAACAAACTCATACTGACCAATGTAGCCACTGTCTGAAGCTGTAGCGGTAATACCTAACATCTGGCTATATTCAAACTGCAAACCGTTAGGCGTTTGTCTGAAACCACCGATAATACCTTGTGAGTCTGCTGCAGCAAAGAAGTAACGGAACTGTGTCTTCTGCCTGATGACTACTGCATTCAATCCTTCAAGATCAATATCAAACACGATGTCAGTAAAGATAGACTGAATGTCTTTTGATACTGTCTCTAGGTTAACGTCACCAATTTTGTCTGTACCACTGATAGGACGTAGACCGTCTTGTGATAAGAAAAGTAGGTCACCACCTATCTCAATAACACTATCTGAGGCTAGACATCCAAGGTCATCTGTAACTTCTTGTAACACAAAGTTAGAGATGTTATCACCAGCAAGTTTACGGATATTGTTAGTACCAAAGATGTACAACACATCACGAAACGACTTGATAGCTACAATAGGAAAGCCTACATTAATAACACCAGAACCATCAGCAGCAGCAAAACTAGTCTCATCGTAAGGCGCACTAAAGTAAAGATTGGTAGGTTCTGCAGGATCACCCGCCAAGAACATGTGGTTTTTATATACGTGAGAGTACTTAGGATCTGTCGGTGCATCTGCGTGTGTAATCTGCGTATAAGTTGTACCATCGTATGTAGCTGCAGGGTTGATACCATCAGTAAGCATTACCTTTGGACTACCCCAGTTGTACTTAGTGAAGCGTACTTTTGTTACACCTGTCATTGTAGGTGAACCAGAAGTAGTTACTGCAACCCAAGCCTCTGTAGCTGTATCCCAATAATGTAAGTAGTTAGAACCACTAGAAGGTGTACGACAAGCTAGAATACCATCGTTGATACCATTAGCTACACAAACACCTAATACATTTCCTGTGCCTGTAACGGTACCGTAGTCATTACTAAATCCGTTAATTTTACGATAACCACCAGTAACAGAAGGTTCATAGTTAATAAGAGCAACTGCTGATCCTGGTTGTGTCTCACCTTGTGACAGCACATCACGACTAGTGTTTAGACCGCCTTGGCAGAATACTTTAAAAGAAGCTAAATTATCAGCCATTAGATCACACTATTAAATGTACTGGATGCAGGACGTTGAATTACGGTTGAACGAACATATAAGTTATCGTCCATTAGAATACGCCGCATTGCTTTAATACCCTCTTCAAAATTTTGTTGGTGGATTGCGGCACTTTGTTCGTTACTACGGAAACGCATTATAAACATAATAGCACCATCAATTACTACATGTTTAAATCTGTCAGGAATAATCATTGTATCTGTATATAATACTAAATCATCTGGATAAGTAAAATATACATATTCAATTTCATAAGCCGCATCCGTTAATGGTGTAACTCCAAATTTTTCTTCTAGTGTTTGATATATGTAAATAGGTTTACCTATACCATTTGTTTGATCTCCTTCATCGTCTTGTGTACGATAATTTTGAAGGTAGTCATTATATGTTAATGTATTTAAATGTCTAGGTGTATTATCTAATCCCGTAGTCTTTTTTAGAAAAAACGAATCCCAATCTACAGTACCCATGTCTGATGGAAAATCATACGTGCGTTGTGCTGTAGTTAATGTTTGGGTATATGTTGTTTTTAAAAAAGGCCACTCTTGTCCGTCTTGTAATATAAGACGAATACTATTATTTACTGCATCTTTTGCAAGTCCTTGGACATTACGTACAGTATCAAAACCATCACCAGCAGTATCTAGTGTGACTTCATTTAATCGTCTTAATGTATCATTAACAAGCGTAACGTAAGTAGTTGCCATTTTATAAGCCTTTATACTAGCCTAAAGGGGCCAGTTGCCCAGCCCCTTAAAGTGTTTTTATTATGCTAGTGCATCACGTGTGACTTCATCGGCAGACATTTCGCCAAGTCCATCAACATCCATCAACACTGCCCATACACGTACCTTACCTGCGGTAGATACTGTTGTAGCAGCTTGGATCAATACATCAACTGTGTCTGATGTTGTGACCAAGATTGGAGTTGCAGTGTTTGCTAGTGTTGCATAATCACCTGCAGAAGCAGAGTCAAAAGCAAAACCATCAACAAACGCATCAACGTCACCACCTGTGATACCAAGATCAAGAACTGTACCTGTACCACCTGAAGGTGCTGTAGTACATTCCATACCTGCAGCCATTACCATTGTGTTTGCACCAACAGTAATTGCTTGAATAATATCAGCAGCAGCTAGGGCAGAACCCTTTGCAGTTGCAGCAGCAGCAAGATCAATTTCTTGCTCTACCATATATGGAGAACGTCCACGTGCACTTGAACCGTGTGCGGCAGCGGATAAAGAAGTAACTGTAGCCATTGTTTATCCCTCCCTATTAGCGCAAGTTGTATAGCGCATTAACCAACGCTTCTGGGCGTAGGATTTTGCGACCGTATAGATGCATACCACGAACAATGTCTGCAAATGAGTCAGGGTCACGATATGTTTCTGTCTTATTGATCTGCTCTGCAGTTGCAACGGCTGAGTCATGACCACCTACGATAACACCGTAGTTAGTTGCGTTTGACGCTGCGTTTGTTGCAGGACCAGAACCAATTGATGGTAGGTTGTTTGAAACGTAAACACGGAAACCATGTAGGTTGTTCAACACAAGACCGTTGCGAAGTCCACCTGACTCACCAAAATCTGCGTTTAGAAGACGTGAATCTTCGTCACGTAGAATTTCCATGAATACTGGGTCAACTACAAGCCACCGTCCAGATGTATCAACATTCTGTTGGTCTAGTTTACGAGCCATACGTGCAATCATTTGCAATGGGTTTGCTTCACCTGCTGTTGAAGGTGTAGCTGTTGCACCACCAGTACGTGGTAGCAATGCAATAGATTGCGATGCTGTACCTGCGTTAAAGTCAGAAGCATCCAACTTCATTGAGGAAAGCAGTTCGTCAGAACCTGCAGTTGATACAGCTTTAGAACCGTTTACAGTTGTGTTAACTGTGTCTGGGTTGCCGTGAATTGCAGATTGTTTATAACCTGACAGATAACCAAGAACGTCTTGGTCAAACTGATCCGCTAGGCGATATGCCGCACGGTCAGATGCAAGGCTTTGGAAATTGACGTGGCTGTGAGCCTCTTCAATATCGTCTACCTTGAAAGCAAAATAGTTTGCTTTGTCAATGGTCAATGAGAAATCCTCATCGTCCAAATCTTGTGGCGTGATTGTAGTACCACGATCATAAGCTTTAACAGTGATCTCAGGTTCTTTGATGATTTTAACTGAATCGCCCATGTTTGCGATCTCACCAAAATAATCTGAGTTTGTCACTGCTTCAACAACAGATGCCTTGCGGAATGCAAGTTGCACCTGTTTGGAATAGATTACGGGCGAAAAATTGCCATTGGGCAGGTTGCCGTAACCTGATGCTGTTGAAAATGCCATAACATTATCTCCTTTAGCATAAACAGATGCTAAACACACAGAGTACTATAATGGAGGCTAATCGTTTATGGGTGCGTAGAATATAACACTTGGCCTTTGTGCTACAACTACGGGCCATACGTATTAGGTAAGTCCGTAAGGTCTGTTGTTTTGCGGGGGAATATACAATAGAATAGGTAACCTTATGGGGCTATACTAATGTATGATACATATAGTTATATCATAAATAACTATAATGTCAATACTTTTTACCTAGCTGAACCAGATAAATCGTAAATAAAGTTTCCAGTACGAATAGCTTCCATAATGTTATCCGCATTACGTTCGTATTCTTGTGGAGACATTTTCTGTACCTCAGATTCCCGAATAGCATTTCCCATAGTATCGGATTGAGGCTTACTACGTTCATTCCGTGTACCCACAGAACGTGCAGCATCTTTTGATGAAGCAGACTTTTTAGTTGTAATATTACGGTCTGCTTTATACAAATCAATTGCTCGTGCAGCAGAACGTGCATCTGCATCATTTTCATAAAGAGCATCTTGAACCCACTTAGGTTGTTCTTCTGCCCACTCATGAAAG